GGTGAAACAGTTTGGCAAGCATCCTGCCGTTCGATGAACTGAACAAAGTGGAGGACAGACTCCGGCAGCAAATCGGTGATGTACGCCTGCCAACGGAGGACAACAAGGAAATCAAGGAAGATGTTCTGGATATGCTCCTCGATTTCTTTCTCCTGTCGTATGCGATTGGAAACACCGTCACGAACGGAAACCTTGGCTCAGAGTTTAATCCAACAGTCGAAGATGTGAACGAAACCGTCAATAAGGTGGTGGCAGGAAAGACTTGGACCGAGAGAGTAGAGGACTACTTCTCAAAAGGCGGAACCGTGGACGATCTGATCAGGATTGTCGAAACGGAAATGCACAGAGATGCAAACGAGGCCGCACTGCTGACTGCGAAAATGGCAGGGGCAAAAACCAAGACCTGGATCACGATGGCGGATGAAAAGGTCAGGGATACGCACCAGTATCTGGAAATGATGACGGTCGGAATCGATGATGACTTCTACACATACGATGAAGACCACGCACCTGCCCCAGGCCTGTTTGCACTGCCGGAAAACAATATCAACTGCCGATGCGAATTGTTGTTTAGCTGAGTTATCAGTTTTACATACACAGAGTGAACTGTAAACGCAAGATGGTCAGGACAAGACCTTAAAACGGAAAACATGGTCAGGGAAGACCTAAAAACGCAAGGAGTAAGAGAAATGAGAATTGATACCACGAAGATCGAGAACTATGCAGAGATGTCCGCAGAGGACAAACTGAAAGCTTTGGAGGCCTTTGAATTTGAGGCGCCTGCTCCAAAGGACAACACCGAAGAGGTAAACAAACTGAAGACAGCACTTTCCAAGGCAAACTCCGATGCTGCCGAGTGGAAACGGCAGTTCCGTGAGAAGCAGACCGAGGCCGAGCGTGCCGAGGCTGAGAGAGCAGAGCGCGAAAAGGCTGTCGAGGAAGAACTGAGGACCCTCCGCAGGGATAAGACCGTGAGTGGTTATCTTGCTCAGTGCCTTGCTCTTGGGTACGACAAAGACCTTGCTTTGAAGGCAGCAGAAGCAATGGCTGATAACGATGCTGCCGCAATCATGAGTTGTCAGCAAGAATTTTTGGAGGTCAAACAGAAAGAACTGGAGGCCGCAGCCCTGAACAAGCAGCCCCCGCTCACGACTGGTTCACCTCCTACCGCAAAACAGGCAGACCATGAAGCGGACAACAAACTGAGATCCTACTTCGGCCTGCCACCGCTAAAATAAAGGAGAATTAAAACATGGCTACTACTGTTGTTGCCCCTGTCGGCAATTCCATCGGTCTTGCCAGTAAATATCTTCCGATTCTGGACGAAATTTATAAAGCTGGTTCTAAGACTGCCATTCTGGACACCGCAGAAAACCGTGTGCGTTTCCTGAATGCCCAGACCTGTTATCTGTACGAAACCGATCCTGTCGGCCTTGGTGACTATAGCCGGAACGCTGGTTATGTTCCTGGTGATGTGGACGGCACATGGCGTGCCTACACCCTCGACAAAGACCGTGGCCGTTCCTTCATGGTCGATGCGATGGACGATGAGGAAACCATCGGCATGGCCTTTGGCACTCTGCTTGGTGAGTTCGAGCGCGTGAAAGTGGTTCCTGAAGTAGATGCGATTCGTTTCGCACTCTATTCCAAGAAGGCTTCCGACAGCATGAAGACTGCGGAGAACATCTCCACTGGTTCCGGTGCTGTTGCTGCAATCGACCTTGGCACGGAGAAACTGGACGATGCGGAAGTCCCGTATGAAGGCCGCATCCTGTTTGTCAATCCGACCATGTACCGCTACCTGAAGGCTGGTATTACCAGGTACACGATGAACGGTGAGAACGGCATTGACTATAATGTGGAAATGTATAACGATATGCGTGTGATTACGGTCCCGTCCGGCCGCTTCAACACCGTCTGCACTCTTGCACAGCCCACCGACCACGATGGTGCTGGCGGGTACACTGCTGCGGGTTCCACGATCAACTTCATGATCGTACATCCGTCTGCCGTCATGCAGGTTGTGAAGCACAATATTCCTCGCATCTTCAGCCCTGCCGAAAATCAGGAGGCTGATGCCTGGAAACTCAACTACCGCATCTATCACGGATGCTGGGTCAAGCACCAGAAGGCGAATGGCATCTATGTGAATGCCCCGACCGTTGTTTCCGCTTAATTAAAAACCTTAGGGAGATGAGGTCGAAAAAATCGGCCTCACTCCCTACCGAGGATGATTGAAATGACAGATGCAGATAAACTTGCCACCATTAAAATCCTGCTTGAGGATGGCGGGGATGTTCCAAGTGATGAAAAAATTAGCACATATCTGTCTGTTGCCGGAAACGAAATTCTTGCGTGGAGATGGCAATTGATTGGTAATCCTCCTGCTGATGTTCCAGTAGAGTTTGAGGGAATACAAATTATGGCCGTTATCACTGGATACACACACGCAGGTGCGGAGGGTGAGCAGACTCATATCGAGAACTCCGTGCATCGTCACTTCCGATATTCCGAGATGCTGGATTATATCCATAACAATGTATCCGTTTATGGGAAGGTGGGTTAACCATTGAGGACCCTCCAGAGAAACAAGCGGACAATCTACTACGCACTCTACCAGGGGCTGATGGATGTCATTGACGATGAAGGCAACTACACTGGTGAGCAGGCAGTAAGTTATTCCGCACCTGTCGAGGCACGCATGAATGTGAGCGGAGGCAGAGGGCAGGCGGAGATTGAACTGTTCGGTGTGGACAATCCGTTTACGCGCACTGCGGTGACGGACGATCTCGACACTGAGTTCACCACTGACACCGTGTTCTGGTTTGAGGCGGATCCGACAGCCGAGGAACACAACTACCGCTGCACTGGTGTGGCACGCACGATCAATCAGGTCGTGATTGCACTGGCCGAAATCGACAGGACATCAGGAGAGCTGGTGAGTGCCTGATGCAGACCTTTGTTGTCGATTTGTCCACTAAAGGACTCGACAGACTCAAGCAAATCCTGCTGGGCAAACAGAGATGGTTGGAACGAAAAACCACCGAGGTTTGCAGAAGACTGGCGGAACTGGGTGCGACAAAGGCGGAGGTCGGTTTTGCGGCAGCATACTATGACGGGCCGGAGGAACACGAAATCACTGTGGAACCGAGGGGCAAAGGCTATGCGGTCGTTGCAAGCGGGGAAACAGTTCTGTTTGTGGAGTTCGGTTCCGGTCTGATCGGATACGGACACCCTGAACCGCACGGCATGGGGCCAGGAACCTACCCTGGTGCAGGCCACTGGGATGACCCCAACGGATGGTACTACGGCCACGGTCAGCACTCACACGGCAACCCTCCGAATATGCCGATGTACAACGCACGGAAAGACATCGAGTTGGAGCTTGCGAGAATAGTCAAGGAGGTGTTCGGAAATGCTTGAAATTGAAGCAAAAGTATATAGTCCGATTGCGACAGCACTCAAGACACAGTATTCCGGCATCTATGTGACGAGTGAACCTGCTCCGACTCCGAGCAAATCCCTTGCAGTCAGCATTGTGCAGCAGGACTCTTATTCATCTCCACGGAAACAGGACAACACGCTTCGTGAGAAGTTTGCGACTGTGATGTTTCAGGTGGATGTTTATAGCAACTTACAGACAGGGAAAAAGTCCAAGTGCAAAGAGGTCATGAATGTCATTGATGACATGATGTTCAAGATGAACTTCATGCGGTTGAGCCTGAACCCTGTGCCGATGGAGGATAGTGGGTACTACCGTCTGACAGCCCGCTACCGCGCTGAAACTGATGGTCAGACACTATACCGAGTTTAAGGAGATAAAAAGGCTATGGCAATGAACACTTATATGACCTTTTTGATGCACTCCACGGATGGTTCTACCTATTCGGATCTCGTTCCGATTAAGGACTATCCTGATTATCTCAACGAGGTCAACACGATTGATGTGACCAACTTGCAGAATGCCAACCACACCTATATCTTCGGTCTGAACGACTCCGGTGGTTCTCTGGACTTCACTGCGAACTATGACCAGAGTGATTACCAGACTGTCAAAGGCCTGGATGACGGCACTGAGAAGTACCTTGCCATCTGGTTTGGCGGGGTCGAGTCTGGGGGTACGATTTCCCCTGACGGCGCCGATGGTAAGTGGGCATTCAAAGGCATGGTG